ATCACACGATCCTCAAGGCACTTGTTGCCGAACGTGCGATCTTTTTCGTCTTGCTTCCCTTTTTCCGTTTCAATGGTGACGCTGGACTACGAACAGTCTCGGCGGACATCTCGCGGGATGAGCAAGTACATGTCAGCGCTAATTCGTTGATTTGTCGTGAACTTGGTCTTGAGGTTTCTCCGTCTTTGGATAAACTTCGCAAGGCAACTATTAACTGGGTTATGCAACCTCTCAAGGTTGGTAACTCGAATAAATTTTTGGACAAAAAATTTTGGCTGGATTCCAGTGATCGCTTAATGTATGAGGGCAAAGCCCCAGAACTTTCTGATACACGGCGAGCACGTATGCCAGCCTTCTTTGAACATGCCAACCCCAACCTTCCACAGTATGCTTAATGTATTAACTGTGGAGCGTCTTCTACAAGAATTAGAAGATCGTTTTCCACTCACTAACCCGCAACCAAATACCAGCTTAGATCAGATCATGTATAGATCTGGTCAACGTAGCGTCGTAGACTGGGTTGCATCTAGACTTTCTGAAGGAGATTAATTATGTGTGGCGGCGGAAGACGTGCACAACATAAACGAGTAGAAGCCCAGCGTGAAGCAACTCGTCAAGCTAACATTTATGAAGATCAATTGAAGCAGCAAGAGGCTGCTAACCAAGCTTTGATTGAAGGTTTGAAGCCTGAAGAAGCTAAGTACACACCTCCACCGATGTCTGTTGGTGCTGCGCTGGGTACTCAAGGTGTCCGTCCCCGTAAATCACGGAAGGCTAGCACCCTTGGTGCTGGTAGAGGCATCTCTTCTTTGCGCATTCCTCTAAACGTCGGCGCTCAAGCTGGCGGTACAAATATTCCTACCTAGATAAATGAACGCTAAAAGCAGGTATGATGCTCTAACCAGTGACCGGCAACATTTTCTAGACATTGCAGTTCAGTGCTCTGAGCTGACCCTTCCTTACCTCATCCAACGTGATGAGATCAGACCAACCTTCAAACAACTGATACAACCTTGGCAAGCAGTTGGTGCTAAAGGTGTGGTGACGCTTGCATCCAAATTGATGTTGGCATTACTTCCTCCTCAAACCACCTTCTTCAAGTTGCAACTGAGGGACGACAAGTTGGGCACTGAGTTGCCTGCTGAAATGCGTTCCGAACTTGACTTGAGCTTTGCTAAGATTGAACGTATGGTGATGGATTCGATTGCTGCTTCCAGTGATCGTGTCGTTGTGCACCAGGCGCTCAAGCATTTGGTTGTTGGTGGTAACGCTCTGATCTACATGGGTAAAGATGGGCTCAAGCATTACCCACTGAACCGTTATGTTGTAGAACGTGATGGCAATGGTCACGTAATTGAGATCGTAACCAAAGAACTTATCAACAAAAAACTTCTACCAAAAACTTTGGTGGATGAGAAGATGACCAACGGTATAGTTGGTTCATCCTTACATGGTGATGATGTAGAAATCTACACTCACGTTAAATTAGACAACAACCGCTGGGTGTGGTACCAGGAAGCCATGGACAAACGAGTCCCTGGCAGCGAAGGTAAGTCTCCCAAAGACGCAAGCCCTTGGCTGGTTCTGAGGTTCAACACGGTTGACGGTGAGGGCTACGGTCGTGGTCGTTGCGAAGAATTCCTGGGTGATCTGAAGTCACTCAACGCACTGTCACAGTCCATCGTAGAAGGGGCTGCAGCAGCTGCTAAGGTAGTCTTCGTGGTATCACCCTCAAGCACCACGAAACCCTCCACCATCGCCCAGGCAGGCAACGGTGCGATCGTTCAAGGTCGTCCCGAAGACATCGGTGTTATCCAAGTGGGTAAGACTGCTGACTTCAACACTGCCATGACTATGATGCAACAGCTTGAGCGTCGCTTGGCTGAAGCATTCCTTATCCTTAACGTTCGTCAATCCGAACGCACTACAGCAGAAGAGGTTCGCCTCACCCAACTCGAACTGGAACAACAGCTTGGCGGTCTATTCTCCTTGCTGACTAATGAGTTCCTGGTTCCTTACTTGGATCGTAAACTGCTGGTACTGCAACGTAGTGGAGAGCTTCCTAAGATTCCTAAAGATCTAGTCAACCCTACTATCGTTGCTGGTATCAATGCACTTGGTCGCGGACAAGACCGTGAATCACTGACCACATTTATAGGCACTATCGCACAGACTCTTGGACCTGAAGCACTGATGCAATACATCAATGCTGACGAAGCTATCAAGCGCCTGGCGGCTGCACAAGGCATCGATGTTCTTAATCTTGTTAAGAGCATGGATCAACAGCAAGCTGAAATGGAACAACAGATGCAACAAGAGCAAGACATGGCTATGATGCAAGCTGTACCTAATGCTATGAAGGCTCCATTACTTGATCCTACAAAGAACCCTAACGCTGGTGAGATTGTCAACAACGTAATGGGCGCAGACCTCATTCCCCCTAATGAATAAAGTATGGCAGAAATCATGACCTATGACTCCACCAACGATACGGTTGTGATGGAATCTATTGAGTCTAATGAAGCAGAATCCCTCGCCATTGGTGAGGAGCTCATGGCTCAACAGGAGCAACTCCTGGCTGGTAAATATAAAAATGCACAAGAGCTTGAGAAGGCTTATGTGGAACTCCAGCAAAAACTTGGTTCACAAGAAAAAGGAACTAGTGAACCTCAAGAAACCCCTGAGGAACAATCTGAAGAAGAAGAGTCTGATGCGGCTGTAGATTTTTTGTGGAAAGTCAACGACGAATACGAAAAAAACGGCGGTCAACTCAGTGAAGAGACCATGGAAGAGTTCGGTAAGATGTCTTCCAAAGAGTTGGTTGAAGCTTTCTTCCGCTATCAAAACACTGTTGAACAGAGTCAAGAACCTCAAGGTGTTGAACTCACTGATGCTCAAATCAACGAAGTCCAAAATTATGTGGGCGGCGCTGAGAAGTATCAGGAACTAGTTACCTGGGCAGGTGAGAACTTCTCTGAAGAAGAGATCACTGCTTTTGACAGTGTTGTTGAAACAGGTAACATCCCAGCTATCCGGCTGGCACTACAAGCTCTGCAGTATCGCTATCAAGACAACATGGGTGTAGACGGTAACATGATTCAAGGTAAACCTGCTCAATCCCGTGAGATCTTCCGTAGCCAAGCTGAGCTTGTACGGGCGATGAGCGATCCCCGCTATGATCAAGACCCTGCGTATCGCATGGAGATCATGGAAAAACTGGAACGCTCTGGACTTGAATTCTAATGAACGACACAAACATCTGGGCTAAAGAGCCACCCCTTATTATGTCTGATCATCCCTACGGTGTTCCACACAACGAACGAGCTGAGCAGCTCAACGGTCGCCTTGCTATGCTTGGCGTCATGGCTGCTCTTGGCGCTTACGCGCTGACTGGTCAAATCATTCCTGGTATCTGGTAATGCCTAAACGCGGCTTGTACGCAAACATCCACGCCAAGCGCAAACGTATTGCTGCTGGCAGTGGTGAAAAAATGAGGAAGCCTGGGTCCAAAGGAGCACCCACGGCTGCTAACTTCAAACGCTCCGCTAAAACTGCTAAGTCTAATCTCAAAATTAAGAAATGAAAATCCTTGCTATCCTCCCCGCAACCCTGATTGCTGCTGCTCCCGCATTCGCTGGTCCTTATGCTAATGTGGAAGCCAACTCTGGCTTTACCGGTTCTGACTACAGTGGTACTTCTACTGACTTCCACGTCGGTTACGAAGGTTCCTCTGGTGTGCTTGGCTACTACATCCAAGCTGGTCCTTCTGTGATCTCGCCCGACGGCGGTGAAGCAGAAACCAAGTTCACTGGTAAGACTGGTGGCTCGGTTGCTGCAAGTGATAAGCTTGACATCTACGGTGAAATCAGTTTCGCTGCTGACACTGTTAACTCCTATGGCACCAAAGTTGGTGTGAAGTATAAGTTCTGATTACTATGATTGAATGTCCCACCTGTACCCCGGCGCAACAATACGTCCTGGAACAGCTGCAAGTTAAAGCAGATATTACAGATCCTGTTGCCCTGGCGGTTATTATGGGGAACATTCAACAGGAGTCAAACTTCCGTCCCAATGTCTGCGAGGGTGGTGCTATCGTTCCTTACGATCGCTGCCTTCGTGGCGGGTACGGTTTAATCCAATGGACATCGCCGCGTCGTTATCATGGGCTCGGCAGATTCTGTAAAAGATACGGATGCGATCCAAGTAGTTTGAAAGGTCAAACCCGTTACATGATTAACGAGCTTCGGTTCCGTGCCGAGCTTGCTGAATTTCAAACGCCTTACCAACAACTCCCCTATTACATGAACTCAGCCTACTACTGGTTGGGTTGGGGGATCAAAGGTAATAGGGAAAGTTATTCATACTCTTTCCTAGACAAACTTAAATGACTGCAACAATTGCTTTACAGCAGAAGAATGCCTGGGACCAGTTTTGT